GCGGCCTTCAGGGCCGCAGCGATCTCGTTGTCGGTGCCAGCCGGAGGGGCCACGCCCTGCGTGCCCTGCTCCTGCATGCGCTGCATCTGCTCCTGACCGTCAGCCGGAACGGTGGAGGCCGGCGGCCCTGAGGGGGCCTGCTCTCCCTGTCCGTCCTCGCCGGGAGCGGCGGGGAGCTTGGCCAGGGCGCTGCCGTTGGCAGTCAGCCACTCGTCCAGCTTGTCGGGCGTCCCCGTGAACAGGCCTGCGGCCTGCGGGGCGTAGCCCTTCGCCTTGAGCGTGTTCTCCAGCTCGCTACGGGTCTTCTCGGCCTTCAGGCGGTCGTTATCCGCCTTCAGCTCCTTCAGCTGGCTGGAGATCTGCTTGAGGTGATCACGGAGGGCCTTAGGCCCCTGAGCCTCGGGGATCTCACCCAGCTCCGACGTCTCGTCGGTCTCGTCGTAGCCAAAGCTGTACTCGCTCACTGCGCACTCCCGTGTCTCTTCGCGGCCAGCTACGCCCCCGGGGTGGGGCTTCGCGCTCCGCTACCGGCCTTGTCCTGGGACGGGGCCGGTCGGTCCGTCGGGGCGGGACTGTAACCCCTGCTAGCGTTTTTTAGCTAGCACTGTTAGTTAAAAGGCGTACGGACAGCACAAAGCCCCCGGCATGAACCGGGGGCTTTGGGTGGCAGTCCGGATTCGAACTCGGTCAGCCGACGCGATGAGCGAGGGCTACGCCTCGTGGGACGAGGCCCTGAGGGCCCTACCTCAGGACTCCTGCCTACGTCTGAGAATAGCCCGCATTCAGGCCCTGGATGCTGGAGCCCTGCGAGCCCGCGAAGAGGGCCCGCTCCTGGCTCCGCAGGCGCTTGCCCTTCTCCGAGGCCGACTCCTGGCCCACCCTGGCCGCAGCGCCAGGCGTGAACACCTCCTGCTCGGCCTCACGCTGGCTCCAGGATGAGCCGTAGCGACCTGCAATGCCCAGCATGGACTCAAAGCCCTCAGCGATCTGCGAGTAGGCCTGCTCGGCCTGATCGGCCGTGATGCCGATGGTGGCGTAGCCCTCCAGGTCCAGCCTGCTCGCCGCGAAACCGCGGCGCAGGGCTGCGGCGCCGATGGCGCCGGCTGCAGCCTGCTTCTTCAGGATCGGCTCCGCGGTCTTCCTGTCCAGGAAGTACGCCGCCAGGTCGCTCTCGTTGATTCCGTACATCTGCCAGAGGGCCTGCCGGTAGGCAGGATTCGACTGGGCCACAGCCTGCGTGGCCAGGTCCACGCGATCCTTGATCTCCGTCGGGGAGACGTCGGCTGCTATCCACTTCTGGAAGTCCGCGGCATTGTCATAGAACCCCGCGGGCAGGCCCGAGCTGCTGAGAATCTGCCGGTAGGACGCCTCGGCCGACAGGTAGTCCGCCGGGCTCAGCACGGGCAGGCCTGCCTTGGCGCGGGCCTCGTTGGCCGCAAAGCGCTTCTTGTACTCGGGCGTGTCCTGGAGCAACAGGCCGATGGTGTCGGCCCCGTATCCCTGCTTGACGTAGTCGTAGATCCGCCCCGCCAGGGAGCCCAGGCCGAAGCCGTTGAACAAGCTCTTCAGCGCCATGTAGGCGTCCCGGTTGGTGCCCGACAAGAGCTTGTCGTACTGCCCGGAGACCTCATAGACCTTGTTCTGCAGCACGCCCTGCTGGGTGATCGAAGCGGTGCGCAGCTTCGTCTGTGCCGCCACGTACTTCTGCTGCGCCGTGATCTGGGCACTGATCTTGGCCCGCTGGGCTGTGGTCAGCTTCTTGTTCTTCAGCTGGGCCTGATAGGCCTTGATCCGCTTGTTCGCGGCATCGATCTCCGCCGTGTACTTGCTGCCCTTGGTCTTCTCCGCGGCCAGGTCCGCGTTCGCCTTGTCTATCGCGCCCTGGTCCGTCTGGTCCGGGGCGGGCAGGTCGATCGTGTCCTGGAAGTCCTCGGGGACGGTCTGTACGGGTGTGCTCATCTCAGTACGCCAATCCGAAGTCCTTCGCCACCTGGCGAGCGATGCCCATCATGCTGTCCTGCGCGTTCTTGGTCTTCTTCCAGAGCGGATCACTCCGCACCTCGGTTTCGAACTGCCAAAGCGGCGTCGACTTGTGCATGGCGTCCGCCACGTGGCTGTTGAACAGGTCCACGTCCGTCTCCGGCAGCTCCAGGAGCGAGGACACGCTCTTGATGTACGGGGCCGCCAGGTCTATGGCGTTCTGTCCGGCGAGGATCTGCTCCGAGAAGGCGCTGTAGCGGGCCGCTGCGGCCTTACGGACGGCCGCCTCGATGCTCTCCGCCGTCGTCTTCCCGGAGACGATGGAGACGGCGTTCTTCTTGTACCAGTCCGCGCTGTAGCGCATGCCGTTCAGGTACGCCACGGTGTGAAGCTTGTCGAAGGCCTCGCCGGCCTCGCCCCACATGATCCCGCCATGCATGGAGACCTTGGCGCCCATCCAGTCCTTGATCCGCTCGTCGCTCCAGCCGAGCGCGAGCGAGTTGTAGATGGCCTGCTTGAGCAGGGCGTTGGGCTGCCCCTTGCCGGGTCCGGCCTGGAAGATCTGGTGACCCAGGCCCACCTGTACGGCAAGCTGGTTCAGCTTGGCCGCAGCCGCATCGTTGTTCTGCTTCCAGGTCGCCGGGTCTGTGAACTTGAGCGTGACGTACTTGCGCAGAGTGCTGCTCTGCGTCTTCCACCACTTCGTGTTCTTCAGCGACGCCTGGAACCGGGCGGCCGACCAGCCGCCGGCCACGGCCTGCTTGAAGAGGCTCTTCAACTCCTTCGAGGAGTTGATCAGGGCCGCGGTCAGGCCGTAGCTCTCGGCCAGCTCGTTCGTGTCGAGCTGTGGCCTCACGGTTCCCGTCCCTGAAGAGTAAGAGCCGCCGCCTGCGTTGATAGCCCCGCCGCCTGCGGCGGCCACGGCCTTCCCCACGTACTGCTCAACCGTGTTGTAGCCGTCGGATCGCTGGCTGTGCGGGTTGGGCTGGCCTGAGAACCACATGGCGGCAGCCGCCTCGGCGCTGCCGTACTTCTTCATGTACTGGTTCAGCTTGTAGCGAGCCACGGCGTCCTGCGCCGCGCGAGAAGCGCGGAACTGCTGCCAGGTCATCGAGTAGCCCAAGGCCTGCTTGGTCCACTCAGGGATGTTCCCCTTCATGACCTGATAGGCGCCCACAGCACCGATCGAGTTGACCACGGAGTAGTTGCCGCCGGACTCAATCTTCCGGATGCCGTACATCAGCTGGTCGAGGGTAATCGCCATTAGAACCCCAAGCCCATCTGGGCGAGCACCTGGCGCCCGATCGCCAACGTCTTGTCCGCCACACCCGGCGTCTTGCGCCAGGCCGGGTCATTGCGCACGACCTGCGTGAAGTCGTTCAGGTTCATCGCCTCCGGCTGGCCCTGTGCGTTGGTGCGGTTCAGGGCCTGCTTCACTTTCGGCGAGAAGACCGAGACGTCCGTCTCGGGGAGACCCAGCTCGTTCGCCACCATCTGGATGTACGGCTGGGCCAGGTCCTGAACGCTGGCCCCCGCCTTGATCTGCTCAGCGAACGCCGGATAGAGCCCGGCCGACTGCTCACGCAGGGACGCCTGGATCTTCTCCATGCTCGTCAAGCCGCGCACCACGTACTGCGCGTTGTTCAGTACGGACTGCTTAGTGACGGCTACGCCGTTCTTGTACGCCTCGTTCTTGATGGCCTTGGCCACCTGCCCGGCCATGCCGCCCAGGACCTCCCCGTCCTGGAACTTGATGTACTGGCCCAGGAAGTCCTGGACCTGGGCCTCCTGCCAGCCGTACCAGACCAGGTTCTTGGCCAGCTTCTCCACGTTCTTGTCCGACAGCACGGCGCCGGCCTTCACGGCCATCTGCTGGGCCGCCACACGGGCGGCCTCCATCTGCGCCTTGTAGGTAGCCGGGTCGGTCTTCTGAAGCACCTGCGCCTGGCGCACGGTCTCGGAGTTCTTCTTCCACCAGCCGGTGTTCTTGATCTCGGCCTGGAACTTCTCCGGGGTCCACTGGCCGGAGACGGCCTCCTTGAGCTTCTTCATCAGCTCCGGCTGGCTCTTGAAGAAGGCATAGGACATGCCATAGGTCTCGGCCAGCTCGTTGGCGTCCAGTCGCGGCGCGACCTCGCCCGCCAGGGGATCGGTGTCCGGAGAGGCGGAGACGCCGGGAACCCGGCGCCCACCCATCCACCGGTCCATGTAGTAGCTGTCCGCCAGGGACGAGATCTTGACCGGCTGACCCGCCTTGGCGGCGTGGACGAACTTGCCGCCCCCCAGGTAGATGCCCACATGATCGGGGCCCTTGCGGCTGCGGTCCGTGTCGAAGAAGACCAGATCTCCGGGCCTGAGCTTGTCGGGCTCTACCGAGTAGCCCACCTGGATCTGGTTGTACGACGTGCGCGGCAACTGCACGCCCTTGAGGCTGTACACGTACGCGACCAGGCCCGAGCAGTCGAAGCCGCTCGGACCGTCCCCACCCCACCGGTACGGGACGCCCAGGTACTTCTTCGCCAGATCCGCGATGTCCTGTCCGCTCGCCATGACCTACTCCGAGGACCCGAAGACGAGCGACTCCAGGGCGTTCTGGTACGTCGTGGCGGCCTGCGTAACGCCGTACTCCTTCTTGCCCTTGATCTGCTGCTCTCCGATGTACTGCTTGCCCGCGACGTCCAGACCGCCGGAGGACGTGGTGGACGAGCTGAGGGGCTGCCCGGTGTCCATGTCGTACTGGGTCGTGGTGGTCGCCACGACCGGGCTGTTCTGCTCCGCCGAGTGCAGGGCACTCGCAAAGGCCGTCAGCTCGCCCGCTCCAGGGTCGCGGCCCATCATGTCCTGGAACAGCTTCGTGGCCACGGCTTTGGCCGTGTCCGGGTCGGTCAGGTTGACCCGGGTATCCGTCTGCTGGGCCTTGCCGTTGCCCAGGTAGGTTCCAGGGCCCGTGTAGCGGCGCTCTCCGGTCTGCGTGTTGATCTGCCATACGCCTGCAGACGTCCAGGCGTTGCCGCCGCCGGCGGCGTCCTTGTATACCGCCAGGATGTCCCAGGGCTGCACCTTCTGGCCTGCCGCGCCGTACTTCGCGGCTTCCTTGACCAGCTTCTTCCAGAGTGCGGCGCCCTCCATGGGACCGTCGCCCAGCTTGAGCAAGCCGGCAACGACGCCTGCAGAGACGAAATCTCCCTGCTTCTTCTGGGACCAGTGGTAATAGTCCTGCTCGGCCTCGGTGGCACTGACCCAGACGTCCTTGGTGCCGTACATGGACTTGCCGCGGGGCAGGGCCTGCCCGCTGCCCTTGTCCTGGCCGCCCTTGGTGATGCGCTGGGTGCCCCAGTAGACCCGGCCGCCGCTGACGCCGGCGGAGCCGCCTCCCGTGTTGAATCGCGTGGCCCCGGCGGCCTCGCCGCCGCCGTTTCCGCCGCCCGATGCCATGATCGCCATTTAGACCAACTCCTCTTCGTCGGCCATGCCCGCAAGCTCCAGCGCGTCCACGCCCATGTCTCGCGACAGGTAGCGATGGAACAGGTCTCCGAAGCGGGTGTCTTCCTCTACGAGGGCATCCACGAGGTGCGCCCACCTCGCCGCCAAGTCGCTGTTGCTCTTGGCCCCCAGGTCCCTGGAGCCGCCCGCCCGGTCGCGGGCGTACAGCTCCCGCGTCAGGGCCTGACGGGCGCCCAGGTACTCCTGGAGCTTGAGCAGGTCGGTACGGTGCGGCTGCTTCGCCAGGTCCGACCGCGCAACAGCGGTGAGCCCCAGGACCATGCGGTCATTCTTGCGAGCGTCGAAGGAGTAGAAGTCCTTCGACCACTCGGCGTTGTAGTACGGATTGGCTGTACCGTCCGGGTACAGCGGTTCGGCGTACAACGCCGTGTACGCCCGCTTCTCGTTCAGGAAGCTCTCGGCTCCCTCGTCCTGGAACGACTTAAAGCCGGCCGAGTGCAGCGCAGCCGTGATGCGATTCATCTGCTGCGTGTACTTCGCCCAGCCCAGGCGCCTCTGGTTCTCGGCCATGGCCTCGTCTGCGCTGAGCTTCCGCCGCTGCATTTCCGCGCCGCCCGGGATGAGCGGCGTGGTGAGCTGGTACGTGTACGCCTCCGGCGAGAAGGGCCCGTTGCCCTCGGGGCCCACGATCAGGGCCGCCAGCTCCGGATTCTTGGCGATTAGGTCCGCGTACTTCTGTTCCAGCTCTACGGCCTTCTTCGTGGCGGGCACGCCGCCCACGTTGTCCGAGGTCGCCTGGGCGAAGATGAAGTGCGACTCGTGGAAGCGCTTCAGGTACTCCTCGTCCGCGGTCAGCGGGTTCTTGCGACGCAGGGCGTTGTACTGGTCCCGGAAGAACTGGTACTTATCGGGCTTCTGCGTGGCGAAGGGCTGCGTGAAGGCCGTGACCGCGGACCATAGCCAGTAGCTCTTGGTCCGGTCCGCGATCTCCTGCGCCGACGGCATCGGCTTGCCCAGGTTGGCGTGCTCGTAGGCAGCCTGCTGCATGATCTGCAGCTTGACGCGCTGATAGCGCTCGTCCGAGGAATCCCAGGCCGTCAGGAAGTTCTTCAGGTACGCAGGTGAGGCCGCGCTCATGGCGCGGCCGGGCAGGCCGTCACCGAAGACGCCGCCTCCGGCCTGCGGGCCGAAGGGCAGGATGCCCAACTCCCGGGCCAATTCGGCCTGCTTGGGCTTGTCCTTCACGAACTCGTTGACGGGGATGGACACGATCGGGCCCGTGCCCGGATTGAACCACGGGTCTCCCTGCGTGATCATGTTCATGGAGTCCTGGGAGACCTTCCAGTTCCCGGACGAGTCCATGCCCCAGATCTTGCCGATCGGGCCGTTGGCGATGAACTTCGGGACCCGGGCCATAATGTAGCGCTCGCCCTTCGGGACCAGCCGCGGGACGAGCTTATTCGCCTTCTCGTCCCAGACCATGGCCGTGCCGTCGCGGCCGATCCGGTTGCCATCGGCGTCCTGCCACCAACCCAGGGAAGCGGGCGCATTGAAGAAGATCGAGGCGTAGCCGACCGTCTGAGGCCGGTCAGCGATGATCCGGGCCCAGCGCTGCCACGCCTCCGTGGTGGCCGCGTAGAAGGGGCTCATGAAGCGCAGCATGGCGCCGGCGTCGGTGCGGTGGGCGATGTCAAAGACGAGCTTCCTGGTGTCCTTCAGGGCCAGGCGCCGGGCCGTCTCGGCGAGACGGTCGGCGTCCTTCTGTGTGATCTTCACGCCTTGCTTCAGCTCCTGGGCCGCGAGCTGGCGGGCGTGGCCTTCGTAGAGCTGATTGAACAGCGGGTGGCGGCTCATGCGGTCCGCGGGGACCGAGGCGGCCCACTTGTACCACCAGTCCGTCACGCGGTCCATGGTGCGGCTCACGTGGTTGGAGCCCGCCAGAGCCTCCCCGAGCTGGGCATTGTGCACGTACTGCGGGTACTGGCCCGTCTTGGCAAGGTTGGTCAGGTACTCGATGTCCGCCTCACCCTTCAGGGCGGCCTCACGGACGCCCGAGAGTGCGGGCATGTACTCGTCCACCTCGTGCCAGACCGAGGCGGCAATGCGCTCGGGGGTGTCGTACGTGATACCCAGGCGCTTGCGGTACGCCCGCCCTGCGGGCGTGCTCGTCAGCCACTTGGCCATCTCGTCGATGGACTTGCCGTCAACGGCCATGCGTGCAAACTCGTCCTGCACGATCATGTGATTGATGGCCCGGTGCCACGCTTCGACGAACATCTTCTCGTTGCCCGGGTAGGAGATCGCCGCTGCGGCCTTGCCGCCGTACGCCTTCTGCAGGTTCGAGTGGATCATCTGCTTGTTGCGCTGCAGCAGCGTGCGGAGCGAGTCATCCGACCCGGTGAGTTTCATGTAGTACTCACCCTTCTCGCCACCGAAGGCGGGCGGAAGGACGACGCCGGGCGCAACCTCCACTTCCTTGTAGAGCTGCGAGGACTGGCGGAAGCCGCGCTTGCGGGCCTCCTTGGCCGCCGAGGCCGTGGTCAAGCCCGCCTCGCGGTGGCCCATCAGCTCGTCCATCTGGTCCTGCAGCTGGGCCAGGCGTGCCTGACGAGCGGGGGAGTGGTTGGCCAGGCGGCTCTCTGCCTGCGTGACCTGCTGGTCCAGCTTGCCCACGAGCTGCTGCATGGCCGCGTACTTCACCGGGTCCGCGGCCTGGTCCATCGCGTCCAGCTTGGTGCGGGCCCTGGTGGCCCGCGCACGGGCCTTGCCGAGGTCTGCGCGGTAGACCGCGCCACGCTCCGTGAGATTCTTGGTCAGCGCGTCGTACTCCGGTTGGAGAGCCTTGATCTCCTCGTCCGCGTACTTCACGCCCTCGCGGGCCGCGGCCTCGGCCGCCTCGTAGTGCGAGTGCGCCCGCCAATGGGCCAGGTTGGTGGCCAGGTTCTTCACGCCGTAGCCGGTGCGGGCCATCATCGCAGCGGCGCCCAGGCGCGCACTCTGCCCGAGCAGGTCGTCCCCAAGAACGCGGGGGATGTATCCCAGCCTGAAGAGCGTGGCGAACTTCCATAGATGGGACAGGTGGTCCAGCCCGTCCACAATCCAGTCAGGGTTACCGATCCGTGACGTACGCAGCGCCTTGAGGGCGCTCGCGTTACGGGCCAGCGTCTTGTCCAGGAAGTTGAGGTCGATCAAGACCTGATCGTTGGCCAGCTTGGTAACCATGTTCGGGTGGACGCGCAGGCGCTCACCGTTGCTCATGAAGATATCCGCTGTGCGGCGCTCGTCGCCAAAGTTGGCGCCGGAGTAGCGGCGCAGCTCCTCCTGGCCGTAGCTGATGTTGGCCCGGTACTCCCGGTACAGGGCCATTCCCTCGTCATGGGTGAAGCCGTGCTTCTCCGCGATCTTCGTCACGGCCAGGCCCTGGATGTCATCCAGGAGCGTCATGCGCTCGCCCTCGGTCGCGGTCTTCAGGTAGCGGTTCAGCAGGTCGGCTCGAATGTTCGAGCCGATGCCCGGGATGCGCGCGATCTGGCCGCGCAGCTCGTCAATGGCCTCAGGGTGCAGATCGTCAATGGCAATCAGGCCATTGGGGTGCTTCTCCGTGAAGGACCGCACCACCGTGGCCGAGTTGCCGAACAAGTCGTTGGCGTAGATACGCGTCTTGACCAGGCCTCTGGCCTTGGCGGCCATCGAGCCGGCCTCGCCCTCCGGACGGGCCATGCCCACCGTGCCGAGCGCCGGCCCGGTTCGGTAGTCGCGCTGATTCCCCGTACGCGCATACGCCTTGTCGGCCGACCAGCGCGTCAGGTTGAGCGCGTCAAGCTCCTGGTAGTGGTCCAAGGCCGCGTTGTAGCGGGCCGTCATGTCCTCGTCGGCCGCGATGCGATTGCGCAGCTGATCGGCGTGTCGGGTCGCCAGAGCTTCAAGGTTCGGCGCATTCAGCGCCCGGATGCGCGGCATGATCCCCAGCTCAAGGCTGGAGAGCCTGGAGCTGTCCTGCTCTATCCGCAGGGCCGCAGCGTCATTCTCCGTCAGCAGGCGAGCCTTCGCATCGGCATCCCCAAGCGCGGTACGCAGGAAAAGCCCCACCTCTTCAGGGCTCTTGAGCTGGGAGATGATGCTGCCGGCCCGGGGACCCAGGGCCGACTTCTTGAACATCGACAAGTTATTGATCAGGTCCGGCTGGTCCTTGTTCTTCCACAAGAACTCCTGCGCCTTGGCCATGCGCGAGGACTTCATCAGACTGTCGATGTCCTCGGTGGACCAGCCACCCTTGGGGCGGGGCGTGACCACGTACTTGGTCCGTGCGGCGCCCAGGGCCTTGCCGCCCAGGACCACCGGGTCCAGCCACCAGCGGGCGGCGAAGTCGGTTGCGCCCGAGGCGAAGCTGAACCACGCGTGATCCCGCTTGATCTGCTCCACGGCCCGATTGCCGACGATCGGCATCCCGGCCTTCTTCAGCAGCTCCTGCTGTTCATCCTCGGGTAGCTGATCCCAGCCGGGTGGTAGATACGCCTTCTCTGGCGTGGCGTACAGGGGCCGATCCTTGAGGATGTCCTCGACTTCCTGATGATTGGCCCAGAAGGCCTGACCCGGCGATACGTGGTTCGCCACGTGCCAAGCCTTCGCCCAGGCGGAGGCCTTCAGGATGTCCCCGATGTTGCCGTTCTCGGCGTGCGTGCCCGCAAGCAGGAACGTGGACATGGGCTGGCTGATGCCGTTGTCGTAGAACCAGTTCAGCCCCTGCATGGCCTTGACGATCGGCTGCGAGCCCGGCTTGAAGAAGTTCTCTTCCAGGAACTTCGCGCTGTGAGTGTCCTTCTCCTCCGGCCCGATGTTCTGAATCCAGCCGCCCACGATCGGAATGACGACAGCCGCGTCCCGGACTTCCCGGAGGAAGCCGCCGAGTCCGTCACCCATCAGACCTCCGAGTCGGCGAAGGACCCCTCCGCGGGGTACACGTCGATGGGGGTCGGGGAGGCCTGCAGACCGTAGGCAAGTGCGTAGCCCACGTGATTGGCGTTCGGCCCGTACAGGGCCATGTCCACGGCCAGGGCGGGCGTGTCACCGAAGAGGCCCAGGTAGTTCCCGATCGTGTCCCACCAATCCATCACGCCATCCCCTTCAACTGACGCACCAGGTTGCGGGCTGCCTTGGAGCTGCCCGGCTGGTTCGCCATGTGCTCGAAGACCGGCAGGTAGGCCACCAGGCGGCGCAGATCCTCATCCGGCTGGTTGGGCAGGCCCAGGGCCTCCAGGCCTGGCCCGTCGCCCAGGGCGGCGCCGGCCGTGACCGGCACGTCCGGCTGCTGCGTGGGCTGGTCGAAGCCGATGACATTCGCGTCGGCCGGCGCCATCTCAGGCGCGCCGACGTCCCCACCCGGGGACGCGGCGACAGGCGCGGCCTGCTGCATCTGCTCCAGGGCCTGCCGGTCGCCGTAGGCGCCCCCGGAGGGGACGCGGATGGGCTGCCCCTTGCCGGGGCCGCCGTCTGTACGGCGCGACAGAGCACCCGGCCCGCTGACGGGGGCCGGGTTGCCCGGCTGCCTATAACCGCCGCGGGCCACCGGTTAGTGCGCCTTGTTGCTGTCGTTGCTGCCCGTGGTCGGGCGGCCCGGCTGCAGGCTGGTGCTGTTCCAGCCCGCGATGTTGCCGGTGGTGTCGTTGGCACCACCCTGACTCTTGCCGTCGTTCGAGCCCTGCATGGGCGCCTGGGTGTGCGGCATCTCCATGCCGCCCTTCAGGTGCGCCATGGGCTGGCTGCCGCCCTCGTGGTACGGGTCGCCCGCGAATCCGTCAGACATGATCACTTCTCCTTCTTGTGTCCAGCGGCGCAGTACTTGGGCTTCGCGCCCTTGCCTGACCACGCCTTCTTGGGGGCCATGCAGTCGCCGTGCTCGCACACGTCGGCGTTGGTGGAGATGGTCACGTTGCCGCGCTGGACGACCTTCCACTCCTTCTCGCAGCCCAGCCAGTGGGTGGGCTGGCCGTTCTCGGCCGGACGGCCGCATGTCTGGCACGTCATGCCGGAACACTCCGCTTCACTGAGGCGGACGCCGTGGGCCGTCCGCTACTGGTCAGCCCGGCGAGAAGCGAGAGCACGTCGGGCTTCCCGCCGGGGCCCATCTGGGCCTGGCCGGGCGCGATACCGCCCGGCATGCCGGTGGTCGGGTTGACCCCGAAGGGCACCCCGGGGCCCTGGCCCTCGTCAGGGCTGCCCGGGGCGCCAGGAGCGCCAGCCGCGGACGTGGGGGACGTCGGCTGGGGCTCCGGCTGGAACGCGGACAAGATCGCCTCATGCATGGGCATCTTGTCGCGGAGGTCGATGAGCTTCGCGGCGTTCGTAAGCAGCATGGTCGGATCCATGCCCTGCTGGGCCATGATCCCGATGGAAGACAGCAGGGCGAACACGCCTTGCTTGAGGGCGTCGGTGGTCTGCTCCTTGTCCACCTCGGCCTGGAGGGTCGTGACGTCGATGTCCATCGGCAGTTGCCGCTGGACGAAGTCCCGCGAGACGAGCTGGTCGCCGCGGAGCTGGAGGAGGAAAATCAGCGCCTGGTTCGGGTTCATCCCGCTGGCGAAGCCGTAGGAGACCGAGACCCGGTAGTTGCCCTTGATGTCCTTCGAGGGCGTGTAGGTCTCCTCGAAGGGCGTTCCGTTGATGACGCCGGAGATGGACTTCTTGGCGTCCGGCCAGTACTTCTCGTCCATCTCGAAGCACAGCTCAAGCGCCTGCTCCAGAGCGTGGCCGATGACGAGCTGACCCGTGGCCACCTGGATGTCATAGCCACCGTTCAGGGCATCGACCCCACGGCCGGTGATGATCGAGGCGTCCACGTCGCCAGTCGCTGAGGCCGGCGTGCGGGTGCCCTTCATGACCTCCTGCGCCAGCAGGGCGTCCTGCTGCCAGGCGGCCTGCGGCATGTCCGTGCCCACGCGCCGGATCTTCTCCGGCGAGTTGGTACGGATCACGGCGTCATCCCCGAAGGGGATCTTCTGCACGTCCGTCGGGATGGCCAGCGGCGCCCTGACGGTCTGCTGCGTGGCCTGCAGACCCAGCATCGCCATGCGGTTGCGGGCGAGCATCGGCCACACGATGTCATCGAACTGCCCGCGGTCCTGCTCGTCCCAGGTGGGCTTGCGGGCGATGGCCACCGGGACCTTGCCGAAGTGATTCGGCATGTCCATCAGGACGAGGTTCTTGCGCTCCGGCATGTAGAGCACGTAGCTCTGCGCGTCGCAGAACTTGACCAGCTCCAGCTCTGTGTCCCCGGTGACCTGCCGCCCGAAGGGCTGGTCACGGCCGAGGATGACGTCCGCGTAGTCCGGGAACTTCGCCGCGATGCGGCGCGCAGACTCGCGCCAGACGCGCGTGTACGAGCGAACCTTCCCGGCGAGATCGAACTCCGGATAGGCCTTCATCCCGCTCTCAAGGCGGATGCGGGGACGGCCCTCCTTGAAGTCGGGCTCCACGACGAAGGCCGTCGACCCGTACATGAGGTACCAGTCGCAACCTTCCGGCATCCTCGCCTTGAGGTTGCTGTCGATCACGTAGGAATAGGCGATCTTGGTGCGCTTGGCCACGAACTTCTTGGCCCGCTCGCTCGACATGACGCCAGAGGCGCAGTTGATCGACGGCAGCGGCGCCAGGTTCTCGGCGAGCTGCCGGGCCGCGGTGTCGATGACGTTGGCCGTGATCGGCCGCGGCCACGCGTCCGGCATCGAACCCGGGGCGATGTTGTCGATCTTCTGCGCGCGAGCGTCGTAGACCGTCTGGTGACGCGCGTCCCGCTCCTGGGCGTCACGGCGCAGAGCGTCCACGCGCCGGGCTATCTGCTCAATGTCCGCCATGACCACCTCCTGCGAAACGAAGGGTACCCCGTTACTTGACCTTTGTTTCCAAGGTTGCTACGCGCTTCTCCAGCGCAGCCACCCGCTGCTCCAGCGTCGGCGCCGGAGCGGGTGGCGGAGTGGGGGCAACGAGCTTCCACGCGCCGGCCTTCACGGCCAGGCAGGCCTTCACGTGGCCGCGCATCTTGACCATGTCGACAGCGGCGCCCCGCGGGTCGTTCTTCCAGTCGGACCACTCCAGGTGTCCAATCGCGGATTTTGGACCCCACTTGTGGGCGCGGCAGATGGCCGCGGAGGCCTTCACCATCGCCTGAACCTGGGCGTCCGGCCACGGGTCCTTGCCGTCCCCGAGGTTGACGCACTCGAAGCCGTAGAAGTGGCTGTTGCCGTCCACGGCGCCCGAGCTGCCCTGGTGCTCATGCGTGGCCGGCGGACGGTCGCCGTAGTTCTCTTCGACCACCGCGGCCAGGACCCGCGGGTCCCCGCCTCCGGCGTGGTTGGCCCGGCCGTTGCCGACCAGCCAGACCTCACCCTTCTTGTCGATGACGCCGTGGCACAGCGGCCCTGGAAGGTCCGAGCTGCCGTTGTAGCAGTAATCCACCATGCCGTTGATCCCGGCGGTGTGGTGCAGCATCACGCCATTCATGGGGCCCCAGGCCCCGCGGCTGTTGCGGTTGTGATGGCGCCAGTCGCGCACCTCGTGCACGGTCAGGCCCTCGGCCTTAAGGGCGGCCACAAGCTGGTCTGCTGTCAGCGGGGTTGCCATCACGCACCCACCCTCACGGGCTGCTGCTTTGCAGGGTGCGAACCGCACTCGCCGCGACAAAGGCACTGTCGGTCGGCCCATCGGCGCTCAGCGCGATTACTGGCGGATGGATGGAGGGGGCAGCACTTGACCATCACACACGCTCCGGCCAGTGCCAGGTGCCGCGGTCGTCGGCGTTGCCCTGCGGCACGTTGCGGTTGAAGAACACGCCTTCGGGGTTGAGGACGGCCAGACCGGCGTGGCCGTCCTCAACCACCTCGGTCACGATGGCCGCCCGGCACTCGGGCAGGTACTCCCCGCCCGGTGTGCCGTAGCTGCGGTAGTGGACCACCCGGCCCACGCTCGGCTTCTGTTCCACGTCTATCCCTTCACCACGTCAGGGCGCCATCCCACGCGCCCGCGCCCTGCTGCTGCAGGGCGAAGTCAATGTCCACGACCATCTGTCCGGCGGCGTCGCGCTCACTCGTGAACTCGGAGTTGTTCACGTGCCAGCCGGAGTAGTCGCTCACCATCAGCTCCCGGCAGCGGATCTCCGCGAACCACATGGCCATCACGGTGTCCGTGAGGCCCTTGGTCTCCGGGAACCAGGAGCACAGCTGCTCGATCAGAGCCCGTACGCCCTCGGACTGCGTCTGCGACGGCAGCCGGATCAGGTTCCGGCCGGTGGCCCAGCCCTCGAAGAGCGGCGCCATGGAGGCAACGCCGAAATCCGCGTCCCACTTGTTGGAGTTGGTGTGGTGCGGGTTGATCAAGCAGCCGCGGGCAGCAAGAGCGGAGCGGATCAGCTGGTCCTGGACGATGGATGCCTGGTAGGCGTTCTTCTCCACCCGCCACTCGCTGATCGAGTACCGCTCTGTGAGGCGGTCGATCTCCGAGCGCATCTCGTGCGGCGGCATGCCGCGACGGTTGACCACGTCCAGCACCCACCGCACCCCGGTGCGGCGGTCCAGCCCCATCACCACCATCGCCGTGCACCCCGCCGCCGCGGGGTCCAGCCCGGCCACGGTGAGGAGGCCATCCATGCCGTAACGGCGGTGCTGAGGCTGGCCGTCGAACATCCGGCCCGGATAACGGGCCCGGTCTATGCAGCCCTGCACATCCGCCTGCTTGAAGACGGCGTCGTCGGCCACCTGGTCCTGCATGTAGACCATGGACCAGTTGCGCGGCGTCATCTTGCGCCGCTTACGGGCCAAGGCCTCGCCGTGCCACATGGGCCAGAGGCCGTCCTTCGGCCAGCCCTGCTCCTGCGCCTGCTTGCGGGCCTGGATGGTGACCGGGGGCCGGTTGGTCTTCGGCCAGAGCGTCACCCAGTCCTCGGGCTTGTCAGCGAACTCCAGCACGGCCGGCTGCGTCAGGTACGTCCACGGGCTCTTGCCCTCGCCGTAGTACCGGGCCTTGAGGATCTCGGAGTACAGGTCCACCGTCGCCATGCGGGTGCCGATGAGCAGCATGCGCCCGCCGACGTCGGCGACGCGGGAACCCACGATGTTCTGGATCCAGTCGATCTGGGCTTCGAACTGCTGGTGGTTCGTGTTGTCCACGCAGTCATCCATGATGACCAGGTCGGTACGGGTGCCGTAGATCTGGCCGCCGATACCGACGGCCTCGACCGTGTACTCCTTCTCGCCGGAGTCGGCGCCGGCCACACGGATCTGCGTGGAGGACCACGTGGAGGCGCCCTCGGCGAAGCCTCCGGGCGGCCCGAAGTGCTGCTGCAGGTCGAGGTACGTCTCAGACTCGGCCAGGCGCTGCTTGATGGAGAACAGGAACTTCGCGGCCATGCTCTGCGTCTTGCTGACGAGCAAGATGCGGATGTTGGGGTCCTGCACGATCCGCCACACCACGTAGTTCACGGTGAGCGTGGTCGATTTCGCGTGCTCCGGCGGCGTGTTGACCACGATCTGGTCCTCATCGCCGCGCACGTACCGCTGCGCCGGGTGCAGGTCCCTCGGCTCCCGGCCCTCCAGCAGGTCATACCACTGCAGGTGATGCCGGAACAGGCGGGTGTTCAGGTACCGCTCGCAGAACTCGGGGAAGTCCGGGACTTCCCGCCTCTGTCCCTGAGACTTCTCCAGGTTGCTCTGGAGAGCCTTGTCGATCAGGTCCCGGAAGTCCGGGTCGGTCTTGCGGTAGTAGTCGTACGTGCTGCGCACGCAGCCGGCCTGATGGCAACCCTCGGCGATGGTGTGCCCCATGCGCACCGTCGCCAGGATGATGTTCTTGCGGTCCTTGGACGATGCCTTGGAGATCCGGCGGTCCCGCGGGGAGCCGCCGCCCAGCTTGCCGTCCTTGTTGACCGTCAGCCGCGCCATGCCCACCTCCCCGCGTCTGCGGGCCCCTTGGGGGCCCTGTCGGGGCGGGAGGCTACGTGCTGATAGCACTTTTCTGCTAGCAGCGGTGGAATGTCCGTCAGGGTCCACAGAAAGGCGGAGGAAGATGAACGCA